GCGAATGGGCGCTACGGGCAGCTCTACCGCGAGCACCGCGCCGCGCTCGACGGCAAGCCAAACCAGTTCACGCGCCACGCGACCTACCGGGATGCGCCGGGACAGGTGAGCGACGACTTCGTGGCCAAGGAACGCGATCGCCTCACGCCGGAGATTTTTTCCCGCGAGTGGGAGTGTAACTTCGACTCGTACGCTGGGCTTGTTTACCCGATGTTCGGATCCTTCCATGTGCGTGAGCCGCCCAAGGATGCTCGATGGTCAGAGATCATCGTCGGCGCCGATCACGGCTGGAACGATCCGGGAGTCATCATCATGTTCGGTATTCAAGGCGCTGGACGCGACGCGAGGATGTGGGCGCTAGATGAAGTGTGGCGAACGCAGCAAACCAGCGGATGGTGGCAGGAGCAGGCGCGCAAGATCGTCAACGATGACCGATGGCGCGGACTTCCAATGCGTTGGTACCCCGACCCATCCCGCGCGGACCTCGTTGCCAACTTCAAGGCCGCTGGCGCCCGCGTTGCCGATGTCGACAACGGCATCGAGGAAGGCGTGGAGACGGTTGCCAACATGCTCTCGGTGCGGAAGACGAACGACGCGGGAGACTATGCACGCATCTACATCTCGCCGAAGTGCAAGAGCCTGATCGCCGAGTTCGGCCTCTACCGTCGCAAGCGCGACCCGCGCAACCCCGAGCGCATCCTCGATGACATCGTCGACAAGGATAACCATGGGATGGATTGCCTTCGCTACGCCGCCCACGGCCGCTTCGGGGTGCCCAGAGAACCGCCCACCGTCGGCACCAAGCGCGTGGTGCCGTTCACCTAGCCTCTCGGCGTCGCTCTTGCCTTTTGGCACACGTTGGCACAGACTGGCACTGTGCTTCTGGCACAGCTGATCCAGCGTTCCCCCGAATATCGCGCCGAAACATGGTGCCGATACGACGCGCTGTACCGTGGCGGATGGTTTTTCCGGCAGCACGTGCGGAAGTTCCTGACGCAGAACCCGCTCGAGCCGGGCGACACCTACGCGACCCGCTGCGACGACTCGGCGTACCGGTCCTACGTTGGCCCCATCGTCGACTTCTTCGCGGCGCAGCTGATGGCGTCACCGATGACGATCAGCCAGCACGACGCGAAGAGCGGCGACCCGGTGGCGAAGCCGGACCAGTTCTACTCGGACCTGAAAGAGGACGTCGACGGCGCGGGAACTGACCTCGTGGAGTTCTGTCGCGCATCGATGCGCCGGTGCCTCGTCAAGCAAGGCACGTGGTGGCTCGCCTCCAAGCCTGAGGCTGGCGAGGATCCGATCGACTCGCTTGCCGACTATCAAGAGCAGGGGCTCGACGCGGTTCGCGTGGAGCGGCTCGAGCAAGAGGACGTCGTCGATTGGGAGCTCGCGGGCGACCAAGACGAAGACAACGCAATCGCGTGGGCGCTCACCTACTCGGAGACGACGCCACGCCGATCGCTGCTCGACTCGCGCAAGCGCATCTGCTGCACGTGGCGCCTCTACGATCGGGAGTTCTGCGAGACGTTCGTCCTCAAGTATGACGTTGGCGAGAAGCTGGACCCGCAGAAGGTCGACGTCCCATCGGTGAGCAAGGTGAAGCACGGCTTCACGCGCATCCCGCTGCTTCGGCTCGAGCTCCCCGAGGGGCTCTGGCTCTTGAACCGCGTCGCAGAGTCGCAAGTTGAGCACTTCCGGCTCAACTCGGGCCTCGGATGGGCGATCCGACGCACCTGCTACGCGATGCCTGTCTTCGCATGCGACGAGGATCCGAAGGTCATGGGGCCTGGGTACTTTATCCGGGTCAACAAGGATGAGTCGATGACTTGGAGCGCACCGCCGAGCGACTCCTACGAGGTCATTCAGACCAAGGTCAACCACGAGAAGGACGAGATCTATCGGGTCTCGCAACAGATGGCGCAAGGCGTGGACAACAATGCCGCCGCCGTCGGGCGCTCCGGTGCCTCGAAGCTTGCTGACGCCAACGCCACCGAGGTTTGCCTCAAGGCATACGGCGCCTTCGTGCGCGACGCCGTCGAGCGGCTCCTCGAGCTCGTGAGCGACGGCCGCGGCGACAAGGAGGTGCGCTTCTCCGTCGAGGGGCTTGAGCATTTCAACCTCGCCGATGCAACGCAGATCATCGCCAACGCGCAGGCATCGGAGACGGTATCCATCCCGAGCCCGACTCACCGCAAGGAGATGCTCAAGAAGCTCAGCGAGACGATGCTGCCGGGCCTCGATCAGGTGAAGAAGGACGCTATCAGCCAGGAGATCGATGCGGGCGTCGACGAGGCCGAGAAGCAGAAGACGCTTCTCAAAACGGCCGCGCTCGAAGCAGCGAAGAACCCTCCTCCGGCTCCTCCTCCCAACGGAGCGCCACCGCCGCCGGTGCCTCCAGCAAAGAACGTCAAGGCGCCTAACGGTGCCAGCAACGAGAGGGCGGCCGCGTGATGCGAACGCTCTCTGTCATCCACCAAGGGTCGAGCGCACGGCGCGCGCGGCTCTCCACCAAGGAGGCCTAACATGCCCCCCACGCCGAACGCCGGGACTTCCCAGGGCGCATCTGGGACGAACGCGAACGAACCCACCGGGGCCGGGAGCGAAGCAGGCGGCGACGAGAAGATCACGGTCACTGCGGCCGAGCTCTCCACGATCGTCAATCAAGCAGTCACGTCACAGCTGAAGCGCGCTTTCTCGAAAGAGATCGCGCCGATGCTCAACCAAGCGCTCGATCCGTTCAAGGCGCAACTCGCGGCGCTTCAGCCGAAGCCCGAAGAGCAAGCCGCGCAGCAAGGGAAGCCGTCGCCGGCCGAGCTGGCAGCGCAGAAACGCATCGAGGAGCTCGAGGCGAAGTTCAAGGCCTCGGAAGATGCCCGGGTCTCGGGCGAGAAGCGCTCGCGCGAGGATAGCGCCTTCTCCAGGTTCGTCTCGTCCCTGAGCGGCAAGGTCCGCGCGGGATACGAGCGAGACGTCGCCACGCTCCTCAAGGCAAAGGGCAACTTCGTCGTCGACGACGATGGCAACGCAACCGTGCGCCTCCGAGGGTCGCGAGCGAAGGGACTGGCCGAAGAGGATCTCGACTACGACATCGACGAGGGGATCTCCCAGTTCCTCAAGTCGCCATCCGCTGCCGTGTTCGTTCCGCCGCCCGCCGCTGGCGGATCTGGTTCAGAAGGTCGCAAAACGAACGGCCACCGGGGTCCGCCGCCCAAGTACGACGGGCCCGCGCAAACGCACGATGAGGCGCTCCGTCGCACGGCGGAAGCTCTCGAAGCGAGGGGACTGAGCACAAGCGTTCTCGACTGATGCCGAGCCGCACTGTCGCGGCCTCGGTCCAAAGACGATCGGCCCTCATGTGAGGACCAGCAGCATCGACTGACCACAAGGCCCCGACATGGGGAGGAGCTCACCAAATGGCTGATACACCGCAGACGCTAGCCCTGATCACGCTGGCGCAGAACTACCGCGGCAACACGATCCGACAGGTCAACCGCAAGACCGTTCTTCTGCGTCTTCTGCCCATCGTGAAGGGTGAGGGAAAGAACGTTGCCTTCGTGCCGGAGTACAACGGCGCGAACGCGGAGAACTACCCCGAAGGCGCCGACGCCTCGAACTATGCGAGCGACGCGCAGGCGAATGCGATCCTCTCATGGGGTCAGTACCGCGCGACGCCGCACGTGACCGGCCTCGCGATGGCTGGCGCGAAGACGAGCGGGACGCCGCTCGGCAACCTGAACCTGTGGGCGCGCAACATCGCCAACGGGACTGCGGCGCTCGGCTCGCTCGTCAACGCTGACTCCTACACCGGAGCCGGCACCGGCACACTCATCGCGGGCCTCGATGTGGCCATCGGCTCGACGTCGAACACGTACGCCGGCATCGATCGGTCGAGCGGTGCCAACGCGCTCTGGCGCCCCACGATCGTTGACCCGGGAAGCAACACGCTCCCGACGTTCGCTTCGATCCGCGACACGATGGCGACCATCTACACCGCGTGCGGCATGAACCCCGATCTGGGGATGTGCTCGCCGGCCGTGTGGAACACGATCGGGTCGCTCTTCGACGCAACCCGTCGCACGGTGGACAACATCCGCACCGCGCGCGGCGACATCAAGCTCGATGCAGGTCTCGGCGCGCTCGAGATCGACGGCTGCATGTTCATGAAGGACAAGGACGCGCCCGCAAACGCGATCTACTTCCTCAACTCGAACCACATTCGCTACGAGTATCTCCCCCCGGAGAACGCTCCCGGCGAGCCGATGAGCGAAGTGGAGCCCGATGATGGCTTCGGTGCGGTCCCGCTCGGCGTGCGCTGGGAGATGCTCGCGAAGATAGGCGACAGCTCGAAGGCCGAGGGCAAGGCGTACATCCAGCTGGTGTGTGATCGCCCCAACGCCTGCGGAAAAATGCTGCACGTCGGTACGACCTGAGACGGAGCTTGAGGCGACGCTCACGGTGGGCGTCGCCTCGCCCGCTCGTTCACTTCATGTAGAGGGTCCCGCACCATGGCTGACATCGTCCGCAACATCGACTCCCTTCTCGCCGCCGAGGCAATCGCGAACGAGAACAAGGGCCGCCTCGATCTTCTCAAGATCAAGGCGGGCCTCATCATCCACGCCGACGCTTCGCCGGTCATCACGACGCCCGCGGCAACGATCCTGTCCGACACGATCACGCTCGCGAACGCCTGCCAAGGTTTCTACAACACGCACATCGCGAGCGCGTGTGACGCCACGCTCGGCACCGGCATCCACATGGCGGCGGATGCGACGGATGTCTCGATGGCCGCAGTCGCGTCCGACCAGGGCACCGTCAACACGCTGCTCAACGACATCAAGACGCAATTCAACGCGCATCTGTTGCTGGCCACGACGCATCCGGTGACCGACACGACCAACACGATCGTAGCGGCCAACGCGACCACGCTCGGTACGAGCGTCACCCTCGCCAACGCGTGCAAGACGGCGCTCAACGCGCACTTCGCGATGGCGATGAACACGCCCGCAGTGACGGTGGTGGCACCGTGAGCACGTGGGTCAACCGCACCGACAAGGAGATCGACTTCGAGCTCCAGGGCCGCAAGGTCTTCGTGGGTCCGGGGAAGGAGTTCGTGTGCTCCGACCATCTAGACTACGCCATCAAGGGTATGCGGCGGCTCCCGCTCACACGCCTCGAAGGCTCGTCTACGATGGTTGCGAGGAGCCTCGCGCACGCCATCCTCGGAGCGCTCCGTGAGGAGGTGCTCGAGCTGCCAGGCGAGCCCACGCAAGAGGACAAGGCCGCCTTCCGAGCGGTGCAAGAGCTTGCCGCAAAGGCAACGAAGCGCGTTCTCGATGCCGAGGCCGATGGGAAGTCCAAGCGCGTCGAGCTCGAGCGACAGGTGCACGAGCTCATCATCGCCGCCGAGTCGAATGAGGAGTACACGCAGAGCCTCGAGAAGCAGATCCACGACTTGGGCGCCGCTGCTCTGGTCGCTGCGCCTCTGCCCGATCCGCTTCCGCCACCAGCGGACGCGCCAGCTGCCAAAGACGCCAAGGCGCCGAAGCAGAAGGGCGCGTAATGGCTGCCGGAATCGTTCCCTGCGATGCGCCAGCGACACATGCGACATATTCGACGCCCGTCGACGTCGGGCACATGTGGGACAAGTGGGCGCAGGTCGTGGGTGCCACGTCCGGCAGTCACACGCTCATCATCCAAGGAACGATCGACGGCACGAACTACGTGACGCTCACGGGCAGCGGGGCCGCGATGCAGCTCCCCACGAGCGGCAACATCACTGTGGACGGCATCTACGAGATCCCGGCCAACGTGTGGAAGATCCAGACGTCCAAAACGGATGCCGACGATGCCGCAGTCATCGAGGTCCGCATCCGCACCCGCACCGGCAGCTCCTGAGGCCACGGGATGGCCTTCACCGACGACCAGCTGACGCTGCTTCGCTCCTACCTCGGGTATCCTGACGTCTTCCGTCAGTATGATCCGAGGCTGGAGAGCGCGTTCCTGTCGGTGGGCAACCTCGCATCAGCGTCGGCGCGCGTCGTGACGCTGCTTGCGAGCCTCGCGACTGTCGATGCTGCGCTCGCGTCCGTGCTTCTCGGAGCCGGCGCGGTTGAGGCTGACGAGGTGAAGTACGCCGCGACGCACCGCGGGAGCAACAGCACAGGGTCGACGTTCCTCGACGGCATCCGAGCCGAGGGGCGCCGCTACGGGGGCCAGCTGTCGGCGCTCTTCGCCGTGCCCATCCAAAACGACTACTACGGCGAGGGTGGCTACGGCGGGGACAACTGGATGGGTCAGGGCGCGCAGCAGGGGCGGCTTGTGCCGCTCGGGTGATCTGTGACCGTCCGCGACGCGCTCCTTCCCGCGCTCGACGTCATCCGGGGCATCCCGGGTCTCATGGGGCTTCGTCGCGTTGCCGTCGCGTTGGTCACGAAGACGTGGCCGAGCGGCACGACAGGCATCGGCGCGCCATCGATCGCATCGATTCCGATCGTCAACGCGAACGGAACCAACCCGCGCGTGCGACAGGTGCCAGGCTCTCCGAGCGACTGGCTTGTGACGTGCGTGACGCCTAGCTACACGACGCCGACGGCGGGCGGCTTCAGCATCCAGCAGCTCCTTCCAGATCAGCCAACGGGAGAGCGCTCGTTCGTCCGCCTCACGTTCGAGGACGGCAGCACGCGCGACACGCGGATCCTTGCGCTCACATACCCGAAGCCGTTTCGGTTCGAGCTCTACCTCACGGATGAGAAATGACCACCGGCCTCTTCGTCGGCATGAGCGGCCCCCGCGAGGCGATTCAGTTCACGTTCACCGATCCGAGCGTCGACTGGACGCAGAGCAAGGTTCTCTCGCTGACGCTGACCTACTTCCCCGACCCCTCGCGCGCGACTCCCGCCCCGGTGGTGCTCGCGTCGGGCTGGTCGTGGGCGGTCGTGGGATCGACGGCGACGGCGACCTATGTCCCGAGCGGGACGGAGATTGTGGCGCCCGGATGGGCGACCGGGCAGACAGTGCTGACCGTGGGCGGCAGCGTCATCGGGACGCGCGGCTGGCAGGAGAAGATCGCAGCCCGGTAGCCACCCCAGTGCGGCGTAGACGCACATGGCGCAAAGTGGCACACTGGGCCGAACATGCCGAAGAGCACCTACTGGTCGAACAAGGTTCTGGACGCGGAGCTCTCGGCGGCAGCGCTCCCTTCGATCCCCACGCTCTACTTCGCGCTCTTCGTAGGTGACCCGCTTGGCGCCGGCACCGAGGTGAGCGGCAACAACTATGGGCGCATCGGGCAGACGAACAACGCCACCAACTTTCCGGCGGCATCAGGCGGCTCGAAGACGAACGGGACCCAAGTCACCTTCGCGACGCCTTCCGGCTCGTGGGGCACGCCGGACCACTACGCGCTGTGCGACTCGCTGAGCGGCGGCAACATCCTCCGCGCCGCCTCGCTGACCACGCCGAGGGCCATCGGCCTCAATGACACGGTGGACTTCCCCATCGGCTCGCTGAGCTTCTCGGAGAGCTGAGACGTGGCTGAGGCATCCGTACAGATTCCGACGGCGCCAGCGGCGGCGACTCCGGCCCCTTCGGCGGGGCTGAAGATCCTCACCGTTCTGAACCCGGATGGCACGACCGTCATCGTGCAGGGGATCGCGCTCCTCGACTCATACGGCAAGCCGATCGATCCGCTCACCGAAGCGACCGGGCAGCGGATCTGCCAGCTCCTCGAAGCGCTCATCTCACTCCAGCAACAAGCCACCGGGGGCTTCGTCAATATCCCGGAGTCACCGCTCAACCCCGAGGCGCTGCTGCGCTGAACCAAGGAAGCTCCCATGGGCAATCCCGCCGACGTCCTCAATCAGATCGTTGCTTCTCGCGTCAAGCCGCTCATCGTCCCGGACACGACGCCGACCAAGCAACGCGGCGCACGCGACGGCACGGCATACGTCCAGGCGCTCTTCTCGAAGGTGCTCTGCGAGGAGGGCTCGTACTTCTCGACGACGAACCCGACGCCGAGCACGCCGATCGCATACGGCTCCGGCGGCACGCAGGCCACGTTCTCCGACACCGTGCCCTTCATGCAGATCATCAACACGGGCAACCCGGGTGATCCGACATGCCCGATCGTGTTCCTCGATTACCTGAAGCTCATTCAGGTGGGCGGTACCGCTCCAGCGTCCACGACCGCCGTCCACATGGCGATCAAGCTGGACAACGGCTTCCGCGCCTCCACCGCCGGCACGCCGACGACGAACACGCCGAACTGCACGAACATGAACATCGCAAGCGTGGCTCCTGTCGCACGCGTCGTGACGTATGCCGGCGCTGTCGCGACCATCCCGGCAGCATCTGCCGCGGCTCGCCTCGTCGCTCGCGCCATGCTGAAGGGTGGCCCGACGCTGCTCCTCGATGAGAACTGCGTCGCGTTCGGTCTGCTCGATCCGCCCCCGGGCGGCGGCTACCTCGCGACCGTGGCTCAGTACACGGCACGCGCTCCCGCTGTCGCCATCGGGCCCGGCCAGAGCGCCACGATCCATCTCTGGTTCACGTCCGGCATCACGAACCCATACAGCTATGAGTTCGAGCTCGGTCACCACGAGCGCGCGTAACAACGTGCCGTGACTCTCGCGAGCGGGCTTCTACGTGGCGTCATCGCGCCGGTAGCGGCCCCGCTCCCGGTCAAGCATCGCGGTGACTGCGGCCTTGCGGTCGACTATCCCAGCCCGCCAGTTCTCAAGCAGAACCGCAGCGTGTTCGTTGTTGCGTCGCCGTTGCCGCTCGCCTCGCCTCCGGACTATCGCGTAGCGAAGGGCGATCGCTCGACGACGCAGA